GACCCAATACACCAACAGCACCCCGACAGAAAACCGCCCACAAAGCCAAACAAAGCCGCCACAGAACGACCCCGGACAGCGACCAACAGAACCACACCAGCAGAACCAACAGCGACAGCAGACACCCAGCACAAAGCACACCAGCCCCGGAGCGATGGACAGCAGAACCACAGCCACCAGCCGCCGCACCTGTGGAAGCTGGACACAAAGAAAACCCCCGGACATATAGCCGGGGGGCATGATGTAAAATATTTATTTGTTCATATCCATTAAAAATCCGAGAACCACAAAAGGAAAAATTAAAATACATAAAATAATCAATTCTTTATACCTCCATTTATGCAAAAGTAAAACGCTTTGTTTCTGTTGTCTTTGTGTATTTGGTTGCTACGTCCGGCATATCCTTTTTTAATGCGGTGGTATCTATGCGAGAACTAACAACCGTTTTATATGTGGCTTTGTGTTCCGAGCCTGTGAGCGTGTCCAGCCCGGCGGCGGTCATGTGCTGTTTTACTTCGTCTTTGAGAGCTTCCACCATGGCGGCGGCTTCCTCCTGTAAACGCTGGTATTGTGCCAACTCTGCGAAAATCTCGTTAATATTTCTCATGTTTTATACCTCCATATATTTATAATCATACTGTCGAACCGTTCCGAGGGTGTCCGCTGTTGGGGCTTCGCCTGTGAACCTGTCCACATATTCAACCGGGATATAAAAAGCGGTATAGCGTCCGGTTTCGTTGTTGGTGCAATTATAAAATTCAAAATGATTTAGAACGCTGTCGAAGCTGTGACCCTCGCAATTTTGGTTATTTTTATTTATAGGCATATCCAGCCGCCAAAATGAACCGGGGCGAAGGTTTACCGGGCAAAATAGGACGGTCAAACCGTTATTATATGCGATTCGGGCGGCTTTCTTTGTGATACGCTCAAAATTAAAGCCATCGACAGAAAAATTATATTTACGCATAATATTTACCTCCATTTTTCAAACAAAATTCTTGCAAGAGCTTTTCAACCTGTTTTTGTTTTTCCTCAAAAGGTGCTTTATTTTCCCAGCTCCAAATTTTAGCGGCGGCTTCCTCATATTCTGCAATACCTTCCAAGCGTGAGCCGGGCATATTTCTATAACCTGTGCAAATTGTAACTCCGTAAACCTCGTATACATCAAAATTCCAACCGTAAACCCCGGAATTATAAGCGGTTGCTTCGTGATTTCTTAAAAGGTGTTGTAAATCACAATAACCAGCACATTTTACATTTACAGAACCGTTTACAATCGCTTTGCGTGTTGTCTTAAATTTCATTGTTTTAACCTCCTTTTATAATGCCATGTATGCGGCTTTATTCAGTCCGCAAAATGCGTTTATATGTCTTCCTGTTGTAGCTGTCCAGCCCTCCCACAACTTTACAAGCTCCCCGGCGGCGGTTCTTTTAATAATTGGGGTATCGTAACTGTAAAGCGTTTCGTTTCCAGCTTCGTCAATAATTACTTTTGCTTTTCCGTAAAAGCTCTTTCTTCCATCTGTTGGGGTTGATTCGTAAACTCTCATTTTTAATACCTCCGTAAAATCTGTTTTTGATTTGGTGTAAATACGTTTTTGTATTTGTTGAGTTTAGTATAATACATTTTTGTATTTATGTCAATACTTTTTTGTATTTATTTTTCAAAATTTAATACTTTTTTGTATGCGGCTCAAAATGTCCATTTTGTTAAAACTAAAAATACATATAATAAGGAAGCAACCCGGACAGCGACCAACAGCCGCCACAGCTCCGGCAGATATACATATAATAAGGAAGCCGCCACCGATGGACAGAACCAACAGAACCACAGCCGGACACCCTCACCAGCTCCACAGGACACCAGCGACAGCCGGACAGGGCGAGAGCCGGAGCGACCGCCGCCGGAGCTGGACAAAATACCATATCACGCTAAAGTGCTAAAGTATTGAGGAGGAAATTCGCAGATTTTTGAAAATTTTTGCATAGAAAAAGCCGCCCGGAAGCTGGTCTGTACCAGCCCTCGAGCGGCATAGTCGAAAGTCGAAAGTCGAAAGTCGAAAGTCGAAATCAATTTTCATCGTCAGAGTTGGAAGCTCCAATCTGTTTATAGTCGGAAGTCGGAAGGTATCTGTCTCTGATGTTGTCTGCGTTATAGTCGTTATCCTGTTGAGCGTTCGGGGTGAGAACGTATTCGGTCTTGTCTTGGTAGCCATAGTTGTTCTTACCGAGGAAGATACCAGCCACAGGGTTGATTTTGCCATTTTGCATATAGTCTTCCCACAAAGTTTCCATAATTTTATGTGCCTTTTTTATAGCGAGTGCCACCTCGGGCGGCAACGCAGAGTTGTACCCCGAACCACCAGTCGGAGCGTCATTAACAATAGCCCATAAAGTTCTTCGTGACATTCCGTTCAATGCCATAGCCAATCCACTCACTGTCGGTTTGCTATCACACTGTACCATATACTCGAAATAATGATTGATACGCTCATGTACTTCATCAACATTGTGCATATCAATATCCGGGAGATTCATTAAGTACAGGTTCTTCGACAGATACTTCGCATTATCTCCACCTTCTACCATGAGCATATTATCACCAATCATAGGGGAGTTCCCACCACGAGGTTTTCCCTTGGATTTCTTAACAGGTTTCGGTGTCTCAACCACTTCCTCGGCTTCCACCGGGTCGCTTAACAGCTTATCAATGTCCATTTTCATGTCTCCTTTCCTAATACATTTCTGTATTTAGTACATTTTTGTATTCAAGTAGCAAAAGTAGTCGAAAATCAAAATTTACCTTATTTTTTATATAGGGGCATGAATATATGTCTCTATGAAGAAAATAAGGGAAAAACCGAAGAACAACTACTTCGACTACTTCAAACCGTCAAAATCGAATACAAATTCGTATTTTTAATACATTTAAGTATTATACTTTTTTGTATTATACATTTTTGTATTTAAGTACAATTTTGTATTTAATACGAATTTGTATTCAATACATTTTAGTATTTATGCTTTGCTTCACTCAAGCTCGCCATACATCTACGAGAGAGGTCGTTGAGGAAAGCGTCAGTCGCATTTGTGACCTTATAGCAAGCTCGGTCTCCGAAGAAAACGAGGTAGCTGTCGGTCAAAAGCTCATGTGCGACAGTCGTGTACTCCTTCGTCATAGCACAACCACCTATCGCCGGAGAGCCATCGGGCATAACATCGAACCCGGTACAGGTGCTACCCCAAACTTGAGGGAAGACTATCATATCAAAGTCGGGAGGAAGTCGCATGAATTTACACTTCTCCGCAAATGCGGCTTTGAACTCCTCGTCTGCCAGTAGAGCTTGTTTTGCTTTGTACTCTATGAGTTCCAAATTAGGATATGGTCTGTTCATTTGCCTGTACCTCCATTTCGATTTCTTTCACGCAGTCGGAACAGTAGCACCCTTCGTAACCCTCAATCTCATAGAGGAAACAGCACCACATTCTGTTCCATTTGCCTTTGTCTGAACATCTTTTACAAGAGCCTTGACCCTCGCCAGTGCATTTAGTGACCTTCATTGTCCAGCACCTCCGTAAAATAGAATGTCACTCGGTAGTTTTCATCATCGAATTTTACTACCTTGCGAATTGTGAATAATTTCTTATCATCAACGAGATAGGTCTCAAGGTCTCCTTGAACGGTCATAGAGATTCGGTTCTTCCGAAGGAGCTTCATTACCTTACCACGATGATAACCGTATTTCTTAAACAGCTCGAACAGGAACTTATCTTTCTCCCGGGCGATTCTGTTTGCCAGCTCGTTTGTCATGGCTCTTACCTCCTGTAAGTTTGTATTTTATAATCCACCATATCTGTTTTAGGTAGCTTGGTCGCTTATATGGCATTGGGAACACCTCCTGTTAAGCCGATTCTTCGTCCACATCTGATAACAATTCATCAAGCCATACCGAGCGTCCGCTAATAAGTAGATTGTCGAATATTGCCATCAGCACATCAACGACAATCGAGTTTCCAGCCTGTTTATAAAGCTGGGAATTTGAATTTACACTTGCGGCTCTCTCGAACGCTTCATCATCAAAACCCATAAGACGGTAACATTCCTTCGGAGTGAGCTTTCTGATTCTAACTGACTGTTGTTCATCATTTATTATCATAGGCTGTTTGTACCCTCCTTGCATTGTGTTGAGCGTAGGAGAGAGAGAGTGCTTATCGTAAACATTCCCGGAGAAGTTACCACCTGTATACCCGGAAATATTACCTAACTTCTTTACGTCCATTCTATCACTCCGTTCATGGTGTCAAATCCTGTGCCGAAACCTTTGTAATCTCTTGCACATAGGGTCTTTGCAACAGGAAGATTCACCTTATCAATTCGTCTGTAATTGAGGGCGGCGGTTGTACTCGACAACCCCTGTACCCTCTGCCTTACGGTTGCTGATTCCTCGGTCTGTTCTCGCAGAAATGCAATTTGCGATTGTACGTCTCTGTGGGTTGTTAATTGAGAGGTCGAACGTCTCTCTCTCTCTCTCTCTCTCTCTCTCTCTCGGCTGTGATAACACCGTTATCCATCAGCTTTGCAATCAAGAGAGAAGACTTTTCATTATCAATATAGAATTTCTCCTCAACAGTTTCTTCGAGGTAATCCATCATGCTTTTGGTAAGCGGCTTCGGTTTCGGGAAGTAGAAGCAGTAATCCCCGAGAATACTTACCATAAAACAACGATTTCTATTTTGAGCCACTCCATAATCTTTAGCGTTAAGGTCTTGCCAATAGTTTGAGTAACCCTTGCTCTCCAAAAACTGAATCCAGCTATTGAAGTCTGCCATATTTTTATTGCTATGTACCTGTGGTACATTCTCCATGAGTAGGAGCTGGGGAAGATGTTCAGTTTCATTGAGAAGTCGTTCCACCTCCCACAGCAATCCGGAGCGTGTGCCGCTACCTTTACTCATGCCTTGCTGTTTTCCGGCTACGGATAAATCTTGGCAAGGGAACGAATAGGTCATAAGATAACAATAATGGTCTGTGTCTACAATACCTAAATCCTTGCCTTGTATTTTTGTAATATCGGTAGGAGTGAAGTTCGTACCATGGATAGCGTTATAGCTTGCCACAGGGTATTTATCGAACTCAACGAGCCTGTAATGCTCGAAATTCACTCCGAGTTTTGTCAATGCCATCGCCTGTGAACCGATACCTCCGAAAAGCTCAATTAGCCTTATCGGTTTCTTATTTATGAATGGTAGTTTCATTTACACCACCTCCTTGAGCTTCAATCCCCAATAGATAGCAAAGCCGGAGGAAGTCGATTTTCTCTCAAACCATTCCGGGTGACGCTCCATTTCGGAATTGAACTTACGAGCCGAGAGGATATAAGCACCTTCGGACTTCGCCCAAATCTTGAACGCATTGTAGAGGTCTTTCGCTCTGATAGACACATCTTCCTTATGCTCACAGCGAGCTTCGAGGAACTGCAACACGAGGTCATTGTCTCGCTCATACTTCTTAACTACCTTCTTGAGACCATCGCCCATTACGAGACCTCGCTCGGTGTAACGGATATATCCACGCACCAACCACATGAAAATGCCGCTCATACTGGACTGCTCACAAAGCTCGTCCTTGAGGTGAGTGTCCTGTTCTTCCGGGGAGAAGTGACGGTTAAACTCGATTACCTTAATACGCTCGGAAGCGAAGATACTCTTGTCAGTAACCATCGGAAGGTCATTACAGGAGAGCCACATCGTAAACTGTGGGAGGAAGGTAATCGGAGACTGGTGTAATGCTCGCCCGGTGATTTCCTCGCCGCCTGTGAATCTCTTAATCTGTTCCTCGTCCAATCTGCCATACTCATTACTCTCGGACATGGTAACAAATCTCTTACCCTTGAGAGCTACCAGCTCGGGAGTAGCGGCTTCCACATCACGCTTGCGGTCTCCCTTACAAATCATACCGACAGGTGAAACCTTGGAGTAGTCACCCAACATATACTGAATCGTATTCAGCAGAGTGGATTTACCGTTACGAGTGGTCTTGCCATGGAGGATAAACATACAGTCCTCATTCGCCATACCGAGGAGAGAGTAGCCCAACGCTCTTTGAAGGAAGTCTGCCTTTTCGGTGTCTCCCTGTGTAACCTCGTCAATGAACTCCTCCCAACGCTCGCACTTAACGTCTCGGGAAACTGTGTGTTTGAAAGCGGTCTGCATGGTGAGGAAGT